TTTTTCATTTTTTTTACTCCTTATCAATTTTGAATATAGTTATATTATATCACAGTTCAGAGCAAATGTAAACGTTTTTTTTAATTTTTTTTGAAATTGTTACACAATTGTAACATAAGGAAAGAGGGGAGCCTAAGCTCCCCATGATTCTATACTTCTTCTTTTACAAAAGTGTAGATACCATAAGCAAGTGCTAGCCAAGCTAACCACTTAATTACTCCACCAAAGATAATGATAGAGAGAGCACCGGCGATTATTACACCACCGTCCCAAGATGTTCTTTCTTCCCATCTTGATAGTACCCATTCTTTTGCTATATTAAGTATATCCATACGTTTCTCCTATACTTTAAAGTCCGCAAAGGTGTCTTTATTTTCATTGTCACCCCACGTACTTATTGGTTTATCGGGAGCCATGTCATTCATAATGTCTGACTGTGCCGATTCTTCTACATCATATAGTTTCATACGTGAACGATCTACTCCAATAACGAATCTACGATATTTAGTTGGATCGTTATATCTATTTTTTAATTGTTTTACCATCATTTGACCAAGTTCTTCAAGTTCCTCTGATGTAATCAAAGCGAACATAAGATCTGCCGTTGCTGGTAAACCAAATGATTCGGATGTATCTTCAAGACCAACATCAGTATTACTGTAGCCTGATCTTGTTGTCTGCGTTGCAGATACGATAGGTACTCCAAATTCCACAGCAAGACCACGAAGTTCTTCCGCGATTGCTTTGATATATGAATAACTATTTATACTTCCACCCAATCCACGCATACGACTTGATGCGCAAATATTAAGATAGTCGATGTAAATTATATTTGGTTGAAAGTTTTTCTTCAACCTAAGCTCGTTAAGTAAAGCTCTAAAATGCCCAGTATGAGCTGCACCAGTTGGATATTCTTTAATGATTAATTTTCCAACTGATGATTTCGCAATCTTACCAATCTTATCGTCAAAAACATTTTTTGGTAATGTAGATAACTGTTGGATTGGAAGATTCATCATGTTTGCATCAATACGTTCAGCAATTCTTTCTTCAGCCATTTCCATTGTTACATACAATACATTCTTACCTTGATTAAGAGTAGAGGCTGCACAATGACACATAAACAATGACTTACCTACACCTGTACCAGCCAATGCTATATTAAGTGTTTTATTTGGTAAACCACCTTTTGTAATTTTATTAAAATAATCAAGGTCAAATGGTATGCGATCTTCTTCATGATTATAAAACTCAAATCTTTGATCTGAATTATCAATATAGTCATGACCAATTTTTTGATCGAAAGAAACTCCTAAAGCAGATTGAAGTATTTCAGGTATACTACCTTCTCCTCTCTCTTTATCTTTACCATCAATAATTTGAATCGAATCCATAATTGCAAGATAAACGGCTCTTTCTTTACACCATTTTTCTGCTTCACTGATAAGATAATCATTATTGATTTCGCTTTTATCTTTAATTTCAGATATTAGCCTTGATGCATTATTTAATACATCTTCAGGAGCATTAATTTTTCTTAATTCAAGTTCTAATACTTTAGATGTTGGAAGTTTATTGTGTTGAGCAACAAACTTTGTAATAAGATCGAATACCGTTTTATGTGTACCTTCAAAATATTCTTTCTTTAAATAAGGTACAACCCGTCTACAAAATTCTTCGTTATGTAGAAGATGATTGAGTATGTGTGTCGGTAGTTGATTCGTCAGTTCCAATTCCTATCCTCGCTGTATTATTTTGTTCGGCCCATTCCAAACTATCTGTAATTATATATTGTAGTATCGATCCAAGATAATTTTTAAATGATTCATCTTTATCAAGTTCATCAACATTAAAATCTGCTGGATCGATAATTGTATAGTTAAATGATAGTGTTGCAAAATCAAGTTCTGGACTTTCTTTTACACCAACTTTACCATATACAACTATAACATCTTTCCAAGTTCCAGTCTTAAGCTTTACACCATGAAACTCGGAACCTGGATTTTCGACTATTGAATAATCTTTTTCTGATACGTTAAACATTATTCCTCAACTGGTATATCAAGATCGATGTCAATCATTGGTCTATGACCAATAGAATAATATGTTTTCACAAATTCTTTAAAGTCAGTATTTTCAAATATTGGTTCCCAGAAGGATTTTTTAAGAGTATCTTTTTCTCTTACCTTTGAATCTTCAATTTCACCAGTTTCTTTATTTACTTTTGCATACCAACCAACATTTGGTTTAGTTACATATCCACCAGCAAGAGCAACATCAAGTAAACCACTGTATTGTTCGATACCACCTTCCCATGAAACGCTGATTGGAACTTTAGATTTTTCTTTAACAAACCTAGATTTTTCGACATTAATTACAAAGTGATACCCTTGAATTTCTGTACCTTTTTTATCTTGTTGTCTTCCAATAATCCAAATATTATCAGCTGAGTAGTAAATACCTGTACCACCTGATACAACATTCTTTGGAAATAATCCAATCTCTTGATAAGTATGATTCACAGCAAGTAAAGGGACGTTCTTCATAGTAAGATAAGGAGTGACCATTCTGAACAGTCCCTTTAATGCTTTAGCTCTTGACATATCTGCCACTGACTTTTCGTTAAGAGCATCTTCAAGCTCTTTCTTAGAAGCTAAATTACCAATTGAATCAATAACTACTACTACCTTATCTCCTCTTTCAATATTTTCAAGTTGACCAACTAAATCAAACTTCAATTGTTCGACATCAGTAATAGGTGTATGTAAAACTCTTTCAGTATCAATACCAAAAGATTCAAAATATGTTTGAGGTGAACCAAACTCTGAATCATAAAAAAGCATCACTGCATCTTCGTGTTGTTTTAAATAAGCTGCGCCCATAAGCAAAGCAAAAGATGTTTTGAAATGCTTTGAAGGGCCGGCCAGCACCGTAAGTCCAGATGTTAAACCGCCGTCAATACTTCCTGATAAAGCTACATTTACCATTGGTACATTAGTTGGAATAATATCTTTTTCAGCAAAAAGAATAGATTCAGACAATATCTCAGTATCTTTAATTTTACTATTCTTTTTAAGTTTATCCATTATAGACATTATTTTCTTCTCCTTGGTTGTTCATAACCATTTAATTCGAGCTGTCTTTGTTTTTTAAGCCATCTTGCTCGTGCTTCAGCTTTTTTGCGCTGTTTTCTTTGAGCTGGCTTTTCATAAAATTCTCTTTTTCGAACTTCTTGAATAATACCTGCTCTTTCAACAGACTTTCTAAATTTCCTAAGGGCAACATCAAATGGCATAGCCTTTGGAGGTCTACGATCCTTTGGATGTCTTTTCTTAGGTGTTAAATCAATACTTGGCATAAATCACTCCTATTTTTTCGTGTATACCATATATTATACCATAAATTCAGTGAGTTGTAAACTGTTTTTTTCATATTCATAGGATCTTTTTTTATTATCTTGTACTAAGAATTCTGTATCAATAAGTTCTAAGTCTCTACTAAAATATTTCTTAATCATACGTGCTGGATGTTCTGCAGTTGTAACGGGTACATTTTGACATATATGATTGAGCGATCTTTTTGGATTTAAGAGTTGAAAATCTTTAGGTAACTTCATAAGACTTAATGATTCTCTTACTGTAAGGAATCGATCTTCGTCTGGATGAGTAAGCGATGTTGGCATATGACCTACAAACGCTCCAATTTTATCCTTTGGAATTTCTACTCCTTTTCTCATAATGTTGCCACCAGCTTTAAGTTTATGATATGCTCTATCGCATTTTTTTGCAACATTATCATATCCATTTTCTCTCATCCACTGAGCAACTTCACGATATGTAGTATGTTCTTCTATATAGTCTTGAACATTCGTTGTTTTTTCTATCTTTGAAGAAAATTCTGTATGTGTTATACCACCTTCAACGACTTCTAGAATATACTTATAGTATGGATCGTCTGAAGGTTTTTTATCATTGCAAAGAATTTGACTCATTGGATCGTCATCTCTTTTTTCTACTGCTCTAATATCATCAGCAATCATCGATGGTTTTTCAAGTACATAGTCAAATAATGGTACTTGATTTCCTTTCCAAAAGAAGTAAAAAGTACGATCTCTGACTTGACTTAATCCATGCAGAATAGATTTTGTTTTAAAAATACTAAAGGTATAACCATTTTCTTTACCAATCTTACGTAAGCGACGCACTACTGGCTCTCCCATTTTAGATGCAAGCCTTGGAGCATTTTCGCCCCAGAAAACATCTGGTTGAACCTCAGTAAGAATGTATTCAGCAGACTTATACATCCAATCATTCATCTCATTTGTACTTGAAGCAGATGGACTGAGTGAACTTAAACCTGCACATGGGCATACGGTATTAATCACATTAACTTTTTCTGTGTAACTCGCTCCCTCTGAGAGGTTCAAATACGGAACACTATTATTATACCAATTAAGAAGGTGCTCTTCATTTGGTTGAAAGCCTTCATATGTAAGTATGTATTTTGGTTTAGTGCCAAATACATTTTCCATTGCAATTGTTTCTCCACCAATCAATGGTACTATACTCGCATAATTCATTTTTTATCTCCATATTTATGATTGACTTTACTATGATGTTCTTCGTCAGCTCTTACTTTTTTAATTAAGTCTGATAATCTAGCAGTCTTTTTCATTTTATAATATTCTATTGCAAGTTTTGGTGCTGGTACATTTTCTACTAATCCATTTTCTACTAAATACAAATAATCTGTATAACTTCTAACTGCCTCTTCTTCAAAATACGCAATCATTCTATGTGCAGTTCTATATGATATTATATACAAAAAGAAATAAAATACCATAAAGACACCTTGTGCAAATAATACTAAAAGTCTTTCAAACCAATTAGGTTTAGCAATTGCAATAAAAAACATCAAATGCATTCTTTCATTTTCAGCCTCAGCTAACATTTCTCTTATGTCAGGCCCGTAACCCATTTTCATTTTACGTAAACTTTTAAAATGTAATAACATACCTGCAACCATACCTGGAACACCAGCAACTGTTTCAAGTACTACCGCTCTATGACCATATCGTTTTGCAAAAAAAGTATCAGCAACAAATCTAAAAAATTTGGTCATAGCATAAGCAAATTTATCTGATACTGTTATTGGTTTTCTTCTATTCAAAAAAATCCTCCAAACTATTTGTTTCCATACCATTCCAATATGGATAAAACTCTCTTGATAAATGTATTGATTGTGGCTTTTCCATATATTTAAAATCTAGTTCGCCTTTTTCATTATATAAATGTTGAGTCCATCTTATAAGTCCATATTCTTTTTCTATATAATCATTAAACTTATTTCGAGCTTCATTACGCTCTTCCCAAGACCCATAAAATGGTTTACCTTTATAGTAACCAGATTGTGGAATTTTACGTGATTCATTTTCAATTGGCAAGAGTTCAAAGATTTCACCTCCTAATTCTGAGACTTGCTCTATATAACGATCACATAATTTTTCGATATCAACATTTAATCTGCAAACATGATGTCTAATATCAATATTACCAAAATAAAACTGTATTTTATCAGCTTTAATATCTATAAAAGTTTTAAGACC